AGTGAAAGTGAACTCAAAATACTTACAAATTTAGTACTAGATGTTGTAAAACAAAATAAAGATCTTATTAACCAAAATCAAGAGCTGACAAATAAGATAGTCGATATATGTAAAACTGGTACGCAATCCAATATGATTTCAAACAGTAATATCAACTCAAATAATAAAACATTCAATTTACAATTTTTCCTAAATGAAACCTGTAAAAACGCAATGAACCTAACTGATTTTGTCAATTCTATCCATCTGCAACTTTCAGATTTAGAAAATGTCGGTAAACTTGGTTATGTAGATGGAATTTCAAGTATTATTGTGAAAAATCTGAATGCTTTAGACGAAACAAGCAGACCAATCCATTGTACTGACAAAAAGAGAGAAACATTTTACGTTAAAGACGAAGATAAGTGGGAAAAAGATGATGATCAAAAGAAAAAAATAAAAAAAATAATAAACAAAGTAGCATTTAAAAACCAAAATCTACTTCCTAAATTTAAAGAGCTACATCCAGGTTGCAATTTTAGCGAATCAAAATATGCAGACCAATACAGTAAATTAGTAATTGAGGCTATGGGTGGAGCAGGAAATAATGATAAGGAAAAGGAAGAAAAAATAATAAGAAAGATAGCCAACGAAGTAACCATTTCTAAACAAAAAGGAATGGAATGTATTGATTAAGTCTATTTATAAGAAATTTAAGTATAATTTTTATAGTGAAAAATTAATGAAAATTATATAATTTAAACGCATCTAGTCGACCCTAAAATAGAGTTGCATAACAGCTGTTTATCCATTGGAACCATTTGTTTACCATCGTTTACATACCATCTCCATAAAAGTCGTTTGTTATTAAGCACTGTTAACATTCCATAACCATAATGTGTTCCATTTCTAAACGCACTCCATTTAGGTTCAGGATAATATCTGTTATCTAAACCCTCCAAATTACCGGCATTCCCAATTGTTATATAAACAGGGCCATGAATATCAGTCTCATTTCTATAAACTGGGTAAGTACGTTCATAATCGTGGACGTGTCCGTTAAACACTATATTCACTTTGTAGTCATAAAATAAATCTTCCATATATTCACGCATTAAAACCGTTTGACTATCAGCATAATGATTCATATTTGAACTATACCATGGACAATGCATAACAACAATAACCCACGGTGTCAGCATTCTATCAACGGATTCTAAATTATTTTGTAACCAATTGTACTGCGAAGATGTCGGGGATGTGTTTGTGTAAGGATTCAAGTATATTATGTGAGCCAAACCACTGTCAAATGAGTAAAAAGAATTTCCATAATTATATTCGGACTGAAAAACGCTGGGTGTGCAATACGGCATTCCAGTCTTTTGGTTTACATCACTTTTCGTAATAACATCACCAAATACAGGTGGCTCAATATATGGCATACGATATCTGTTTTCGAATGCAGTGTAAAGATTCGTATAATCTGTGCCATTGAACTCTATTTCATGATTACCTGGACAAACCATCCACGGTTTATAAGAAGCAATTGGTTCGGTCATTTCTCCATAAGAATCCCATAGGCTTTGTTCACAATCAGCATAACTTAAATCACCTGCATGTAATATCATGTCAATATCTTGTTCTTTCGTCAAATGTTCAATAGTTGAAACAGAGTGAATTGTTTGTCCTATGTCACCTAATATTCCAAAGGTGATTATTGTATTATCACCTGTTTGAGGTAACGTTTTAAATGTTAAAATATCACTCATTGATTGAGTCATCAAATCTCCGCATTGATAATAATATAATGTCAATGGTTTCAAGTCTGTCAATAATACGTGATGAATATAACCACTTTTATAATATTTATGATTATAATAAAATTCATACGATGAAGATGAACCATAAACCATATGGTCTAATGATTTGTTGTCGATACCATATGAAACATGTGAAAAACAATTATCATTTGTTACCCATGAAATAGTCATTGAAGCAGGATTTAGACCTTGAGCAATATGAATTTGTGAAATAGAGCAATTTAGAGCATATGAAATAGAAGAATCAAAAGCATAAATATTTTTTACAAATAGGCATAATGATAATATAAGTATCATTTTATAATATCATAGTGGTATATTTTTAAGTAAATTCAAAATAATATTTACAATAAGTGTAGCCAATAGTTTATACATTTCAAATTATTTATCGAGTGACAATATTCATTAAATAAACATATGAAACGGCTGAAATGCAAATAATAGTTCCGTTTATGATAAACATTTTATTTTTTACGTTATCATCTAAACTATTGCCATAAATAATTATTTCATTTATCATATCTAAAGAAGTTGAGAGCAAATAAACAGAACCTAATATTGAGCTTGAAAGAATAATTGCTGTATGAAAATCTATTTTTTTCATATAATCCATTTTTTATTATAAAAATTGTAGTTTTATCTTTATGTCATTTTTTATATTGTTCGGAATTACATTACAAACCAAATATCCCAAATATTGATTGTGTATTACCGCCTAATTCAGATAGTGTTCTAAAACTTAGTATACCACTTATTTATTGAACCATAAAGTATCCGCATCGATACGTTTCAAATGCCGATTAATTATCATCATATTGTTTCCATTCCGCATACATAAAATCATTAGTCATATTGTCATTTATCCACATATCATGCAGTGAGTCAATATCAAGGTCTTCCATTTTTTTACAAATATCACAGATAATTAAATGGTTATGACCTCCTAATATATACATTTTACCATCAGAAGTATTTTTGATATCACACGATATTGCTTTTATAACACACCCACAATCTTTTTTTTTAATATATTGACTTGGCATATTTGTATTTAATATATATATATTAATTTTAGATGTTTTCAATTTTATTTTAAATATTTATTATAATAATCGGCATTTGCCGAAGGCACTAACGAGGAAATTTTAAAAGGTGTAAATATTTACAAATACATCAATATTACTTGACAAAAATAATATTTACAATAAGTGTAGCCGTATTTTTCTTTTAAATTTTTCTTCATCATTAAAGATAAAAAGCTTGAATTTTTTTTTATTAAAATTATCAAGTTCTTCTCTCAAAGTTATTCTTGAATTTAACTTTAATTCTGGTAAAAATACTATGTATTGATATAGACCATCATTTCTATATAATTTGTCAAACAAATAACCATCATATTCTTTTTCCATTACTTCGGGATTATTAAAACATAAATCGAGTAGTGAACAATCACATTGTACCTTTCTAATTGACCGCATGGTTATATTAATATATTCAATTTCATTCAACCATTTTTCGTAAAATTTGTTCGTATTTTCTGATAAAGTAATTATTCCCAAAGTGCTCTGGAATTTTATCATATTAAGTAAGTCAACTAGACGACGAATAGGACTAGTAATATGAATATATGCATCCATATCAAGGAAGTCATGTCTAGTATCGGCAATTTCTGAGCCATCAATATACTGACCAGATGCACTATTCCAAATTTTAATAAATTTGCCAACATCTTCGGGTAGTGTATCTGGAACACTAAATTCCCTCTTCATGATTGTAGAACGAAAAATGCCTGTTTTATGTTTGATTAACGCTTTAGCACAGTGGTAATTCATTAATATCATAAGATACGATACTAATTCATGACTATTACGGACATTATTGATATATTTATATTTTTTGGATAATTCATGAGCTGCTTCTAATATCTTATGATATTTCTGGTCACCTAATAGTTTAGGGTCTTCATAAACATAATTATTAGAGACTTTGATAACAGCATTACAAAATTTGATATCAACTATTTCGTTTTCTCTGATAAATACATCCATTACAAACGCTATTCGCCTTACATTTTCTTGTAGGCTACATAGGCAATCAGATAAAATAGTAGGCAACATAGGTCGTTTTTTATCTGGTAAATAAATGGTAGAAATTCTTCTTGAAAATGAGTTCCATAAGTTTAATATATCCATCCAAATCGTAACATTAGATATATATATACTTAATTGTTTCATACCTTCATCCAGCTGAATAATACTAAATCCATCATCATAATCGACACTATTCGTTGGGTCAATTGTAATTATATTCCAGTAAGACTGGTTTGTTCTGTCTTCAATATTGGGATATTTATTAATAATTGTTTCTATAATACCATCGTGACATCTATTTTCGATTGATTTGCTAGTATCTCTTTGAAATTTTTGAATTGAAGCATGCAAACTTTTGCAATATAACTGATATTCATAAAAATTATCGAGAATGTCAACTGGACCGATAAGATTATCAAGTTTTGCCCTTGGATGCTTATCTTCCCAATCTTCAAAATTAATTGTGACATATATATTTTTAAATATTTTCGAAAAACCCATATTTTTAATTTCATATGGAACTAAAAAACAGGGTAATCTGGTATCATCAGGAATACATTTATATAACAATCTTCCTACATGATTTTTTGTTTTATTAGCAATTGACCCTTCGACCATTTTTTTTTCTCTTCCATAAGTTTTATTTCCATCAAGAATTAAAACTCCTGGTATAGCTGGTCCAGACCTAATAGATGAATGTACTATAGTAACTTTATTATTTTTATCGATTGTAAATACATCATTCGCAAATAATTTAGATTCGATAGGATTGATGTTAACTTCAACTTTATTAAATTTATTTGTATCAAATATCTCCCAGGAGTTATAACTCCGGTCATTTACGTGAATTTTAAAATGCATATCCTACTACATATATGTAGTAATATCTTTAAGTAATAATAGTAATAATAAATAATATCTTCTTCGTAAAATTCCAAAGTTTTATATAGAGATATAAAGAAATGGATAAAGATTTAGTTGTCGTTATTATGGCTGGAGGATTAGGGACAAGAATGGGTTCAAATATCCCAAAAGTCATTCATAAATTGGGGGGTGTACCGATGATAAATCATATATTGCGTAATCTTCAAAAATTGGAGAACAAAATTAATTTGAAACAAATATTAATAGTTGTTGGTAAGTATAGAAATGAAATACAAGCAGCAATAGAAGAACAAGAACATTTAATAATGTCAAATATAACATATGTTAATCAACCAGAAGCATTAGGGACTGGACATGCGATTCAATGTTGTATAGATAAATTAATAAAATATCCAGATTCAAATACTTTAATTCTCTCAGGAGATGTTCCGATGTTTTCAATGGATTCTATGTTTCATTTGGTGAATAACTTAGATAAAGCAAGAATTATTATAACAACAAATGAGGACCCAACAGGGTATGGACGAATAATTATAAAAGACGGAAAATTTGAAAGAATTGTCGAACACAATGACTGCACAACAGAACAATTAAATATTTTAAAGGTAAATTGTGGAATATATGCATTTAATACAGAAATATTATGTAAATGGTTACCGTATATTAATAATAATAATAAAAAACATGAATATTATTTAACAGACATTGTCGAGATAATTAAGAGGGAAGAAAATATAGACATAGATTTATATGATTTGCCTGCTGAAAAAATGATAGAAGTTACTGGTGTGAATACTATAACACAATTAAACGAATTAGAAAGTATAATAAAAAAATTGAATAATTAATTTATGAAAATAATTAGACTTATATAAAAATATAAAAGTTGTAAAAATTATAAAAATTGCAAAAAACAATAATAAAAAATAATACAAATGAGTATTCAATTTAATCGTGAAAATAGAAATGGTAATAATTCGGTTAGACGCTGTTCATTTTGTCGAATAGCGGGACATAATATTACCAGGTGTAATAGTGAAATGATTACTATTTTTGAAAGACAAACGTTAGATGTGATACAATTGATAGTATCACAAGGACAAGAAAATATAACAAATATAGCAAGTTTACGTCGATATTTATTGAACAAGGCACTAGAACAACCAAATTTAATCAAAGCATTTGCAATTAGAATGTGTGGACTAAATAGTAGGAGTAATATAGATGCATGTATAATAGTGATTATTCAATACTTTATGACGGAACTAACACAAAATAATAATGAAAATTTTCAAGAAATAACAACAACTCAAGAAACACAATCAGTTGAGACATCCAATCCCAATCAAATATGGAGTCAATTTGAATTCTCAGAAATGGGAATACGGGAATTACTAGAAAATGAACATAATTTATATACGATGATGTTTACTGACATAATTAGATTTATTCAGATAATACGAGGAATAAGCGTGAGGTCTCAATTAAATAGAAAGTTCCATATCAAAACAAAAATATCAGAGGAACAAGATGGTTTGGAAGAAAAATGTGAGTGCAATATATGCTATGAAGAATGTGAAAAAAAAATGTTTGTAAAATTAGATTGTGGACATGAATTTTGTAAAGATTGTATTAGACAATCATTACAAAATGAACGGAGGGAAACACCTTGCTGTGCATTTTGCAGAGGAGAAATTAAAAATTTAGAGTTAAAACTAGAATCAGTTAAAAATGAATTTAACAATTTAATTATAACAGAATTCCAAATTTGATATAAATTTAGAAACAAAAAATGATTTTAGTGAATTTGAACTTCAAGAAAAAATATTCATCGTAATAAAACGCGAAGCCACAACACCTCCACGAAGCCGAAGCACAAGGTGCAAAGTGGACTCTTTCTGCACGTTATAATCAGTTAACGTTCTACCATCTTCTAATTGTTTGCCTGCAAATATGAGTCTTTGCTGATCGGGCGGAATACCTTCTTTATCTTGAATCTTAGTTTTCACATTTTCAATTGTTTCACCAGGTTCAACCTCAAGGGTGATAGTCTTACCTGTCAAGGTTTTAATAAATATCTGCATATTATATACTATATATAAGATTTTTTTAAATTATATTTTTATATATTTTATTTTTATATATTTTATTAAATAAAACAAATAAAAAACCAGATTTTCAATATTATCGAATTTTTTATCCAACGGTAAACAAGGATAAAAATTGTCATTCTAGAACACACAGATTTTTTAAAATTATATATATATATTACGTTTTACATGTTATTTAAACTGGTGGTAGAGTCCCGCCTCATCCTCCTTTCATAACATATTTTGTATTAGGTACAAAAGTTTCACCTCATCCACCTCGCATTGCACGACGCGTAGTGCGTCTTTTATGGTTTTTCTGTCGTCTTGTCTTATGCTTTCTCTTACGAGTAGTAGAAAAAGGGTTTAAAAAAGAAAGAAACTTAGTAAATCCCATTATACTATATCCGAAGATTTTATTATAGTTCAGCTCCAATATTATTATCATTTGATACAGGTTGAGGTAAATCATCAATATTAGTGCTATCACTATTATAGTTATCAATTTGATTATTATTATAATTATCAATATGTTCGATATCATTAGTATTAGTATTGTTACTATGAGTATTGACTATGTCCTCTTTATCAACAGGTACAATAATTTCATTTTTATTTAATTCATTTATACTAACTTTTTTAACAACATCCCTCTTAACATTTTGGATTTGTAACGCATGTAAACAAATATAAGGTAAAATAGCTAGATTATTCATATATGTTCGATAATTAAAACATGAAATGCTAGTATTTTCATTGAACTGAATGCTATACCACCAATAAGCAGGTATATACAATGTTTTACCTGGAACAAGAGTAAATTCAAGACATTTAATTTTATCAAAATCGGCAATATATTTAGGTTGCGGTTTCCAAGGATTTACTGGAGACCTAAATTCAAAATTTTCATAATCATAAATAGGATATAAGTATTTAATACTATGTGGTGGGGCAAGTTTAATTTGTGCGGTTCCTTGTGTTAATAAAAGGAAATTCCGATAGTTAATTTCATATCTAAATGGAGTACAAGTATGGGCGCTACCCATTAGTATATCGTAATTACAATTCGAAACCATATATGGTCTAAGAAACTCATCGTTATATCGCATATTTTTGCTTATGCCAGTTTCTTCTAAAAAGTCGGCATTATTTTCACTAAAATAAGAGGATGATTTGTCTTCATCAAAAAGCTTAACAGTGGAATGTATTGGTAGTGGCATATAAAGTTCTTCATTATTATCTTGTTCTTTAACATTTCTTATTTTAACTTCAAATGCGTGGTAATTATTTGCTATATAATTCCGATTCGATGTATCCATGATTTTTTGACAGTCAAAATCAAATAAAACAGGTTGTCTTAAATCACAAATTTCTTCCAATTTGTCTTTCGACGGTTGGTCGACTTCATACATTTCTAAATCTTCTCCAGTTTTCAAATGAAACTGAATATGAAGATATAAAAACAAAACTATACAAAAAATACAAAATCCTATAATTATTCTCATCTTAATTAAAAATGATAATAATATTTGTTAAGTAGAACGAGGACAACCTTTATCCACATTTAGAAAAGGTGGAGCCAAAGAAATTATATTTTTGTATTAATTTTGTATTAATTTTGTATTAATTTTGTATTAATTTTGTATTAATTTTGGCTCCACCTTTTCTAAAGGTGGATTTAGTCATCGGATATTTTAGGTGCTATATAGAACATCAATAAACTATCATTTCCTAAATTATAATTAATCTTCATTGGTGACTCATTACTTAAGCTAAAATCAATATCATCTGTTAATTTATTTGTTATACACATCTTACTAATGTATATTAGACTATATGTTAAATTGATAATCTCGTCCTCTACAATAGCATAGCTAGACATATCATCAGTTGGTATATTTACACGCATTTCAACAGAATTACCTGATGCTTTAAAGTCTACACAATCTTCTGAACATTTTACATTTAGGTCATCGCCGAAATTGCTTAATTGTGATAACATATCTGTCACTTTCTTAGATGGAAGGGTAAATTCAGCATCATAGTCTGTATTTGGTATTACCATTTGCTGATATTCATAATCAAGTAAAGGGAGTTTGAAAAATTTATTATAATCTCCTTTCTTTACAGTTTCAGAAGTTTTAGTTTCATTATTTTTAAGTTCAATAAATAGTATATCAGTATTTTCTTCTTCTAAATAAAAGGTTAAAGCTTGGTCATCGCATTTAGTGCTAATAATTGAATAAAAAGTTCCAGAATCAAAACACACTTCATATTTTTGGTCAACTTCATAATAGTCAAACCATTCAAAAGATAATTTTAAATCAAATAAACAAACGTGTGATTTATCCATACCTTGCACATGAAAATTCATTTTATCAATAGTCAAATTAATTTGTGATGATGAGCTCTTCAAAAGTTGAAAAATAGAATTGAAAACCTCTTTTTTCCTTTTATCGTTTATAAAAAGACATACTTTTTTATTAGATTCCATATTAACAATAACTATTGTTTTATTTTTAATATGTTTTTCAAAAGTTATCATATTTAACAGATTATTTAAGAAATATTACTCAATTCTTGCTTTATCAAATTCTTAAGATCAACCGACATAATAATGTTCTCTCCATCTGTTGTATCAATATCATTAATATTTGTTCCAATTTGTGTTCCTTCTTGTTCGCCTAAATTTTCTTGAGACTTCTCTTGTTCAGATGGTAAACGTAATTCTAAATCAGATAATGCTGTTTCATAATCCGAAAAACTTTGTAAAGTTTCCATAGCAAACATATCATATTTAACCATAAATGACTTGAGGATATCTTTGGTTTCGGTTAATTCTCTATTAAATCTAAATACTTGTTCAGTATTTTTCGCAATCTCAATAGTGTGCTTTGCAACATCATCACCCATTCTCTTAAATTGTTCAGTTAAGGTCTTAACATCCTCAATCAACTTTTTTACTTCTTCTGAAGAACCAGTTGTTCCTGACCCTGGTCCATTCTTTTCAAGAGAATCAAGACGATTAATCATAGAAGTCAATACAGAATTATCAATAACCTTATGATTAGTAGGAATATCTGTGATATCACCAGTTCCAAGTTGTCTACTTCCTTCTTCGTGTTCAGTTTCAATAATCCATTGTTCAACTCTACCTAATCTTAATGTAATTAGTCCAATAGCATCAGAAACGCTTAATTTAGAAAATGGTAAACTATTTTGAGATTGTTGTGGTTGTTGAGATTGTTGTTTATCATAAAATTGTTGATATTGTTGCGGAGGTGGTTTAACAGGAGCAACAGTGTTTTGCATGGCTCTGGCAGTTCTTACATTACTCGGTGGTGGTGGCATATTATATCCTACACCAGGAGGCATTTGTTGGGCAAATGCGGCTTGTGAACCGATTGAAGTAACAGGTCTATTCCCGCTAACAGGTGGAGCATTTTCTCCAGCCCTTCTAGCTCTGGCAGCAGCAAGTGAACGTGAACTCATAATATAATTATTATTACAATTTGTTTCTAAATAACTTACGCACAAACTATATATGAAAAATATAACTTAGATGTTAAAGATAATCATGGAACAGTTTTAACATCAATATGTTTTGTATCTTATAGATTTCCACATTTAACAGCTAGTAGAGGTGGACGAAGAACAAGAAAAAATAGAAAATAATATTCTAAATATTTTTATAAAAATCCATGTGTTTATTTTGTTCCCATAAATCTAAATCTTCAACTTCATTTTTGTCCATATCGTGAAAATGTGTCTCATCTCTAACTAAATAATTATCCGCATCTCCTCTAGTACATTTTATATTTTTCCAAAAATTAAATGATTGGATTCTATAGTGATTGTATCTAAAATAATTATCATCTATTTTAATAAAGCTCCCGTTAGAGTCTTCTTCATTAACATATGATGCATGATGAATACCTAAAGAAGAAAATTTGTAGTCTGAATTTACAAAATATTTATATAATATAGATTTTTCTTTTTCTCTATATACAAAATATTTAACAATACATGGAGGTTGTTCAATAAAACCCGACGAACCGAACTGTCTATGACTTATTTGAATTTGAGATAAATGATTACAATTTCTTAATACAATTTTTAAATCAATATTTAGTGGTGACCATATAAATTCGTCTAAATCACAAATCAATAGCCATTTTGTTTTTTTGGCATTAAGAATAGGTAATATATAATGATTATAAATATTATGTTGACGTCCTAAATAGTAATCCCAATTAATATTAAATAATGTTACTAAATTTTTAGCGATATAGGGTTCAATCAATTTAGCACTATTATCACTACTATTATCGTTTATTAAATAAATGTGCTGCGCACCATGGAATAAATAATGCTCAATCCATTCTATTAATGCATGTTGTTCATTCTTAAAAATAGCAGCTACAACAAACTCATAATCCATATAATAATATATATGGATTATATCTTTATATATTTATATAATTAAAAATCAATTTAAAATCCTAAAAAAGGTAAATAATTATAATTTATAATACGATTATGATGATATTTTATGCCACCATCTGAAACTTTATCTGAGGATGATGTTGATAATTATGTATCTCAAAATCTTCCACTTGATAATCATTAATATTCTCTCTAATTTGTTTTATAGAGATTGTTGGAAAAGGATATGGCTCTCTTTGTAATTGTGTTTTAGCTCCTTCAATATGATCTTCATAAATATGACAATTTCCTTTAAAGTAAACAAATTCATATGCTTCTAATCCACAATGTTTTGCTAGCAAATGCGTAAGAAAACTATATGATGCTATGTTAAACGGTGTCCCACAACATTCATCGTTTGACCTCTGAAACATAGCACATGATAATTTATTGCCATCATGCACATTAAATTGACACAAAATATGACACGGAGGGAGAGCCATTTGGTCTAATTGTGCTGGATTCCAAGCAGTCATTACCAAGCGCCGACTGCTAGTTTGTTTAGGGTCTTTCAAAGCGTCAATAATTTGCTGCAATTGGTCCACACCTTTAAATGCTTTAGTCTCCTTATGAACATCCTTAGGATCGTCATCTAATAATCGTTTACCGCTAAAGCAGTTATAATTCGCATTGAAGAAACGCCATTGATACCCGTAACCTGGTCCGATTAAATCATCACGAGTTAAGGTAAGCCCTCTTGAATCAAGAAATTCTCTCGAAGCATTCGCATCCCAAATATGGACACCTTGTGCTTTCAATAATCTGTTATCTGTTTCGCCACGAATAAACCATAATAATTCCTTTAGACAAGTCTTCCAAGCGGTCTTCTTTGTTGTTAAAATAGGAATTTTACCATCTTTTAGAGAGAAACGCATAGAGTGTCCAAAAATACTCTTAGTTCTACCATTCCTGCCTTCTTCCCAAACGCCATTTTCTAAAATATTCTCTAATAAGTTAAGATATTGATATTCTTCATGCTGAAACCTTTTAATGTTATTAAAAATATTTTCAGAAGTTTTAGCGGTTCTATATAATTCACTCAATTGGTCGTTCTGCCTTTTTTCGTCAGGAATAAGCAGTTCAGAAGTTTTATTAAAACGTAATTCGTAATTAGAAAGACTATTAGTATATTCTTCCGGGATATGTTCCATTATTTAATATTATTTAGAGTAATCTTTAATACTTTTAATATAGTAAAAACAAAATTATTATTTTTATTTCTAAATATACCCTATAGGGATATGGATAACACAGACGAATCAAAAAGTTTCTTTAAGCACGTTTTTAATTTTGATGATGATTCAAAATCTGAAATCTTAAATATACTTCAATACTCAGTTATAGCAATAATTCCAATTGTTATTTTAAATAAGACAATGCAAAAATATGTTCCTGAAGCAGATGATAAAAAAAGTAGTTTAGAAGTTTCAGCAGAAGTAATAATACAAATTATTGTCATGTTTATGGGGTTATTAATTATACATAGAGTTATAACATTTATTCCAACATATAGCGGTGCAAAGTATCCAGAATTTCACATAGTATATATAATTTTAGCGATTCTAATGATTACAATGAGTTTACAAACAAAGCTTGGAGAGAAAGTATCTATTTTAGTCGATCGCGTCACTGAATTATGGGACGGTAAACCTGATACTAAAAAGAAAGGTGGGAAGGGAAATGGAACAGTGAAAGTATCTCAACCACTTTCTGGACAACAACCAATGGGTGGTTATACAGATGGAACAGCAATAAGTTCGTTGCCAACTATTGATAATACTCAAAGTAATCAAAATACTATGCAACATCAACAATTACCAAATTATGATGCAATGTATAGACAAGATACAAATCCATTAGTGGGTGCTGCAACTCCGGGAATTACTGAAGGGTTTGGTGAACCAATGGCAGCAAATGCTGTTTTAGGTGGTAGCGGAGGATGGGGGTCCTGGTAAACAACTAAATAGCTTAATAAGTAAATAACTAAATAGCTTAATAAGTAAATAACTAAATAGCTTAATAAGTAAATAACTAAATAGCTTAATAAGTAAATAACTAAATAGCTTAATAAGTAAATCTACATAAATAATATAAAAATTTATTTATGTAAAGTAATAATAATGGATGTTAATAAATTATTAAAAGCTTTAGATGATGAATCAAATGATACTTTGATGAACTTTAATACTAAGAAGATTAGAGAAATGAATTTTAAAATTCTCAAGGAACTTGAATTACCAAAAAAAGAATTAATTAGTATATTTAATAAATTAAAGGATTACAAATATGTAGACGAAATGAACGATTTAAAATACGGCACATTTTTACGATGGATACCAATTGAAGACCCGGCAAATATTCAACTAACAAAAGGTGCTATATTTTGTGAAATGAAAATAATGGATGATGGTGTAGTTTGTATTTGTAAAAATTTTGGATTTCCTCCTCGTCATTTTCAAATTTCTATGGATAAAAATTTAATTTTTCAAAAGCTAACTGACCAGGAATTGGTTTTATTATCGGCACTAGATCATCTATCAAGTTAAAGACCATATCGTTTTCTTCTGGTTCTTCTTCCACCTCGTGAAAAAATTTTAACTTCTTGATCAAATGGATTTACATTCAATGGGTCTTCAAATGACATTTCTTTTCTCTCCATAGCCTGTCTTGCTTCTGGTGTTGGACCAGAAAATACGATGGTTGCTTCCTCGGGTGATGCTGATCGCGACCTTATTAGTTGTTCATATCGATTAAATCTATCTGGGTCAGGAGGAACTGGATATGGTTTAATCGGCATAATTTCTGGTCCCATTTCTATGTCGTAACCACCACCTCTTCTCTTTTTTGTTTTGCATTTTTTACAGTCTTGGAATAAACCAGGAATGAATTTGCCTTTTCTAATAAATTCAATATGACTTTTATGTATTGGTTTTTTAACTGTATAAAGTTTTTTACCTTTATGATATTTTGTAATACTTTTATAGCCTTTGCCTTTCTTAATAGTTACATTACGCACAACTTTTCCTCCATTTTGGGCGACTGTTTCTGTATTTTCGTAATTAAAACTGTCCATAAAATAATTATAGAAAATAATATTATTATTTTATATAATGGATTACGACGCATTTGTGCATTTATTTCATGTTGTAATTGTTGGTACCCTATTTCTTTATGTAGGTATAAATAGAGAGAAAATTTATAAACCGTTATTTAATATACTGTTGTTTTTAGGATTTGTAATTATTTTTTACCATTTATATAAAATATATGGATATCTAAATGCTGGTAAAGGTATATGGGTGAATTTGATTCATGTTTTTATTATTGGACCTTTACTAATTTATATCGGTTATAATGGAGAGAAAACGGCTAGAAAATTTTTTGAGATATTATTAATGTTAGGATTTGCATCAATCGGATATCATTTGTATTATTTGTTTAAGTAATTCAATTAATAACTTCATTGATTGGGTACTTTTATATAATTAGACATTTTTACATTTCAAACACCGATTCAAATGTAAAAAGGTGTAAAATTCGACGTATATTAGATATAAAAATATAAAAAACGACAAATATGATTCAATTATTTTATGACATTAATTAACATTCTTTTTTAATCCATTGTTTAGTGACAACAGCTTTTACGCTCTCTAAAGCTCCTTCACTCCACCCTTGATTTCGACTTACTGCTTCCCCAACCACTAGTATTCCTTCCTCAGGATGTTGAGCTTTATCTATAAATTTTTCTCTCGAACAATATAACTCTTTGTTTAATGGTTTATAATAATGAGTTCCGATAGGCCAATAATAGTCCTTAATAGCAATAATATGTAAACAACCATTAGGCATACCGAAAGACTTTTCTAAAAGCACTTCATATAAATGTCTATTTGATTGCGTATTTTGAAGATTATTTTTAAGAGCAATCGCATTATTATTATCGTTGTAAGCAATCATATAAATACCATTATTAGGGTCCATTGGAATAATTCGTTGTAAAGGCCCTGGTACAAATGTAAAACCTTTTATATATTCTTTTAAAATAGGAATCGAGCTTTTGGTGAATTTTGCATATAAACGTAAAAAAGGTTGCCCTTGAATATCATTATAAATAGGATGAGTGGGAAATAACTTCCTGACAGTATCAATCGTCGATGCAACTATCACCTTATTGCATAAATACTGTATACCATTGTCCAGACTAATTAAAAATCTACATGGATTCTCCTCCTTATTAGTAATACCAATTACTTTGGAAGAAAATTTAAAATGTTCTTCTCCAATATCATGGTATAATTTCAACACAAGTTTTCGCCACGGAACACGAAATGCTTTCCAACAACAAGCATTGTCTTCCATTCCATAATAATACAAGGTCTCAAATGCATCTTCGTTTTCGTAGTCAGTATATCCAGCAGAAATAATAAAATTATTATAATTTTTCTCTCCAAGAATTTTAGTAGCAAACTGCTTAAATGTTACAAATCTGTCTTTATCTATATCTTTGAATGTTTTATATTCTTTCCTTAAATGTTCCATAACTTTATTAATATCGATAGAATGTGCTAATTTACACTTATACGGATTAACAATAAATTCTGGGGTAGGTAAATTAAACTGACTAACTAGTTTATGTAATAATTTGTCCTTGGATTTTCTACCGATTCCTGCTCCAGTAACAATTTCAGTTCCGTAAAACATTTCATTACTGGTCCTACCACCAATCCAATTTTTTTTATATTTTTCCAAAATCATAAAAGAAGTGTTTGGAGAGAATTGTTTAATATGATATGCACTATATAAACCAGAGATACCACTTCCAATAATAATTATATCAACATATTTCATCTTATTATATTTTGATATAATTATTTTCTACTTTTTCTTGTTATATTATTTCCCTTTTTAAGATTTATTTCTTGTCTTTTTTTACATGTGAATTTTCCACGTATAAGTCCCTTACTATTAATGATTGTTTTTGTACATATACCAATTGCACGAGCTTCGTTTTCTTTGTCGACTTTTTTAATACAACGACATAATTTGCTGACAAGAATTTTTTCAGCTTGTGTCCTTAATAGCCGCTTAGATTTAGGTATTGGTTTATTATAAAAGTCTAAAATTTTCTTATAATCAGTATTTGTAAGTTCGGTCATGGTTGTATATATTTTACAAATAAAATAATTTAATATACCTCCAGAAAATTTACTAATTTCAAAATATTTAATTAACACTATAATGGATGAAGAGAAATAATTTCTCAAGATATAATAGCAATGAAAATAGTAGTATTTGATTTAGATGAAACACTTGGCTATTTTACTCAATATGGTATATTTTGGGATAGCTTAGCAAACTATTTAAAATTTAAAAATAAAAATGCATTAAAACAGTCAGATTTTGATGAGATACTCGATTTATTTCCAGAATTTCTAAGACCAAATATAATAAATATTTTAACATATTTAAAGACTAAGAAAAAATCCAATTGTTGCCATAAAATGATGATTTATACAAATAATACAGGGCCTCGTGAATGGGCCCGGTATATTATAACCTATTTTGAGAACAAAATTAATTATAAATTAGTTGATCAGGTTATAGCAGCATTTAAAATTAACGGTAAACGTGTAGAAATATGTAGAACAACTCAAAATAAAACGCATAAAGATTTAATTAAATGCACTAAGATACCGATAGATGCTGAAATTTGTTTTATGGATGATACATTTTTTCCAGACATGGCTCACGATAACATTTACTACATAAATATAAAACCTTATTATTATGATTTGTCATTTGAATATATGTTAAATAAGTTTTCTGGTTCAGAAATAGGAAAAAAAATGATAGAAAATGAACCAGATTTTAATACTTTTATGATGGAACATATAAAATTATTTAAATATATGGTGATTAATAAAGATGAAAAAGAATATGAGGTTGACAAAGTGCTTGGAAAACATATAGTATCGCATTTGCAGGCATTTTTCAATCATTCTACAAAAAATAGAACTATTAAAAATAGAGGTAATAAAAAAAACAAGACTCTTAAAAGAACTGTTTAATGACATTTCTAATATCATCCAAATACTGATTTAATGCTGTTGTGGTTAAAATTAATAATCCAGCACTAAATGCTATTTTACGGTCTAAATTTGTAAATTCATACCTACTTCTAAAAGGATTAAATCTCCACATCAAAAATAGGCAAACGTAAATTCTAATATAATAATCTAAAGTTTGTAAATATCTTTCTGCTGATTGTGATATACCAAATAAAGAAAGAATAATCAAGGAATATGATACAAAAATGAAAATATTAAACAATGTTTCCTGTAATTTATGGAGTTGGGGTATATTCATATATTAACATGAGATTATATTACATTGGATAGATAGAAAGTGTTTATTATAAGTTAATATTTACCATATTTCATTTTATACTACTTGATATTACTTGATATTATTTGTAAACATCTAAAGTTCTAGCACTTGGGTCACTTGCGTTAGTGTATTTGGGCATCCAAAAATAAGGCAAAATATGTGAACAGTTTGGAAATTCTTTGTCAAAAATTTCTTTATAATATCTTTTTTCCAATTCTATGCAAGGTTTAAATTTTTCATTATTAGCAAGTGGTTCTACTTCATCATAATGTTTAGCTATAAATTCTTGTAAAATAGTAAATAATGAACGCCCGTGTGAGCTTACACCATCGCTAAACGCTTCTTTTCTTCTCCACAATATTTCATCCGGTAAAATTTGTCTACCGAAACTATCTGTGTAAAACTCCTTCTTGAAGCTATTGCGTAACAGATATTTTTCTGCTTCATTGAAATTTTTATGATTGCGATAAAATGGGTTGATGGATAGAATAGTATTCACAAAATTTCTATCTAAAAATGCTGTACGTGGTTCTAGTCCATTCGATGAAATAGACTTGTCACAACGTAAAACATCAAATATATAAATATCTTTTAATAGTCGTCTCGTTTCCTTATCAAATTCAATATCATCGGGACATTTATTCATATACAAATAACCACCTAATAATTCATCAGAGCCGTCACCATTAAAAATTACCTTTGCCTGAGAATGAGCTGCAATATACTTCCCGATTAAATAATTCCCAATACTTGCTCTTACGGTAGTTGTGTCATAACTTTCAATTGCTTTAATAACTTCTGGAATAGCATTAAACATTTCTTGTTCTGTAACAATAATTTCGGTATGTTTTGAACCAATATACTTAGCAACTATTCGCGCATATTTAATGTCTTCTGAATTTTCAAGCCCAATACTATAACTTTCAACAGGTTCTGCTGTACTGTTAAATGTTTTAAAATATTGGCTTACCAAAGCAGCAACTAAACTACTATCAAGTCCCCCGCTTAATAAACACGCAACTGGTCGTTCAGTAGTTTCACATCGTTTAAAAACAGCACCAGATAATGCTGCTGAGATTGTAGAATATAATGGATTAACACATTCTGTTTCTTCTCTATTTCTGATTAATGTGTTATTTACTAATCCAGTCGTTGGAAATGTAGGAATAAAATAAGGTTGATTACTTATAATTGAAACCCATTTTTTGTCAGTGTCATATGTTAACATTGAATATGTTCCTGGTTCAAAATGATTTATATAAGAATTTTTTGGACCCAAATTGTAAAAAGGTTCCAGCATTTTAAGTTCAGAAGCAAAACCCATCACACATGTAACATTTGAATCAGTATTAACAACTTTGTATAAAGGTCTTACACCATACGGGTCTCTTGCAGCATATAGTTTATTTTGATTTCTGTCATACAAAACAAATGCAAATTCACCATCAAGCATGACCAATGTCTGCTCAATACCGTATTTTAAATATAAATGAATAATAACCTCACAATCTGAACCAGTATTAGGTGTTATATTCATATATTTATATAAATTCTTATAATTATATATTTCTCCATTACATATCAACTCTACTCCATTTAAAATAAGTGGTTGATTAGATTCTTCATTTAGACCGTTGATTGCTAAGCGATGAAATCCCAAAATTAATTCTTGATTTAAATATGAAACTAATTTAGAAGTTTCAGGGCCTCTATTTTTACCTCTTTTAAATACTTCTGCAATCATATCCATATTAATTTGCGAATGAACATTTGAATTAAGTAAAGCGAAAATACCGCACATATAATATAAAAAATATGGGTTTAACCTTTAAGCTTTTTATAAAAAATAATAATATATAAATATATCAAATGGCTCAAGAACCTGTATCGGAAATTCATAAACAAACAAACAATCGTATATATGATAGAAATATTCCATCGCAACTACTACAACCATATTTAGACGTGAGACCAGTAATGACAAAGTATTCTTATTTTCCTATTGTAGATCCACGAAAACAGATAAATGTTCCATTCGCACAATTGCCAACATATAATGTCCATCAAGTATTTAATCCAGGAAATACACAATCTCCATGGTCTGGTTTTGCTTCAAATATTAATACCGAATCAGAATTGAGAAATCAAATTTACGCACTACAAAAATGTAGTCAAGCAAGTTATGTTCCTAGTTCAAATAGCGATTTATACACATATAAATTTCAAACTCATTCACAACCAAATCCACATGAAATATTATTTAGAAATGAAACATTTGATTCATTTAATCCAAATCCATCGTCTAATTTATGCGGAAGCTCAATATTTTATAATAACACAAGATGTCAAGTTAAAGATATGACAAAAGAATCGTCATAAAAATTAAAGCGATGTCCTAAAAATTAAAACAAGGATAAATTAAAAATTAAAATTATGGTTTTATTATATGTCTCAATCGTTGGTTGATCAGATAACTTTAGACTGTCTTCTAAACAAGGATACTATGGGAAAACATGTAATGAAACAGAGAGAAAAGCAGATAAATAAAGAAGAATTTCATTTTTATAGAAAACGTATTTTCAATTTATTTAAGGAATTAATAACAAATAATCAACCGAATGATTTATCACCTGATGTTAAATATGCTTATGATACATTTATAAAGTCATCTATACATTATTTCAAAATTGTCGATAATAATGACTTATTGCAACAGGAATATAAAGATGTAGAATTTCCTGACGAAATATGTATAGATGATATAGTTGCAGATATATCTGGCAATTCTATGGAAGCAGACAAATTAATGATGCGTTCGGTTAAAATGGATTTACCGACTTTAGATAAATATATTAAACGAAGTGGAAATAGAAAACCTGATAATGTTATTTTACCAAAACCGCGAGAAGTTGATATTACCAATCCAGAATTGAAAAATAAGGGAATAAAAGATATTGAGCAAAAAAAGAATATCACTATTATTTATGAAGACACTCAAAAGACAAAGAAATAGAAAAACAATTACAAGAAATAAATCGAAAAATAAAACAGTAAATAATCGTGTCAAACGTGGTTCAGGTAAAAACCCAAGTGTAAAAAATGTAAATTGCAGTCCAAAACCCAAAGATGAATTAAACGAATTTACTTGTTATACGAATAAATCACTTATTCAGTTAAGAGACCGTTGGAATGCTAGACATCCTGATGTTAAAATCACTTCAAATTCTCCAAAAGAAATTCATAAACAACTAAGTGAATATTTAAAAGATATATGTAATAACGAAGCTTGTTGGTTAAGACAAAAAGGTGCTTTTGGACAACTTGAGAGTGAACTTACGGAGTCTTTTGCTCCTGAATCTCCACCAGAATGGAAAAAAAATCCAAATGAATGGTTGTCAAGTACTGACATTATGAAAGTTATGAAACAATATGAAAAGGCATATAAAGAATTTGATTTTATCGGACCATCGCCGATAGATTTTGATACAAGAAAATTATATGGAGAATGTGTTTGGGAAGAATTATGTAATTTTAGTCTAGAAAAAATGATAAAACAAGGAAAAACAAAAATAGGAATAATTTTTAACACGGACCCTCATGATAAACCTGGACAACACTGGATATCTATGTTCGTTAATATCAAAAAGAAGAAAATATTTTTCTTTGACAGTACAGGAGACCCGGCACCCAAAGAAATTAAAAAATTAATTGACCGAATTAAAGAACAAGGTTTAAATCTTAGTCCAAAAATTAATTTTAAGGTCGATAGTAATGAGGGTATTGAACATCAATATGGAAATACGGAATGTGGTATTTATTCGATTTTTTTCATAGTTCATATGTTAGAAGATAAAATGACTGAACATTATTTAAAAACACACATATTGAAAGACGAATATATGGAAAAATTTAGACATATTTATTTCAATGATTCGTTATAAAAATATATAAAAACACAATTGTATTATTATATATTTAAATGTCATTAAAACAATTTCTGCAAAAAGAGAATATTCAAATGTTATGGGATGTTGTGAGTGACGAAGATATTTTTAAATTTCTTTCACCAGATATTCAGAGTAAGATTTATAACTTATTTATCAATAATATTAAAGGTTTTTTTGAAGTTGAAAAAACAAAAAATAGCTCATTGGTAGATGTAAATAAAAAATACATTCTTCTTATTCTTAGTCATATCAAACAAACATATCCATATCAACCTAGTAAAATTAAAATACACAGCGAACCTCCTGTTAAAGAATTAATCACATACGAGGAAATACAAAATGACAGAAAATCCCAGTTCGATAAAGATTTTTCAAGAAGACAAGAAGAATTTGAAGATTTTATGGCTGTAAAAGCTCCGCCTGCACCTGAATTTGCCGATCCCGTAGGGAAAACAGATAAACCAATTAAGGAAATGGATAAAATTTTAAGAGATATGCAAGCTCAGCGTAATTATGAAATTGAACAAATAAATAGAAGTTATAATCTTAATAATAGTAATACTAATAATACTAATAATAGTAATACTAGTAATAATAATCCAGTTGATAACTGGTTAAAACCACAAGAAACTTCGATTAAAAGTGAAAAATTTCAAGGTCAAGAGATAAAATCACAAGCAGAAAAAAATCAAAATCAAAATTATAGTAATAGTAGATTTAAATTTTTAAATGAATTAGATACTGATTTATCAACTAATCCTAAAAAAAATGTTTCATTCAGTAATAATGACCAAGTTAATATGTTTATATCAGAGCAAGTATCAGAAGATGATGAAGAGAATAATTTATTTTCAAAGTTAAAAAAAATTAACAAAAAAGAAGAACATAATTCACTCCAGAACCATGAGAAAACATTTAATGAAGAAGATAGACTTGATAAACTAGAAAGAAATATGTCAAATTTAAATGAAAAAATGGATAAAATACTTGCTTTATTATCCAATAAATAAATAGATATTTTGATTAATTTATTACTGAAAATATCTAGTAAAAAATCACAAAATTAATCAAATATTAATCAAATATTAATCAAATATTAATCAAATATTATTGCCATTATTATTTATTTACCAATTGTTTAAACACTTTCTCTCCGCGTTCATTTGTCTCGTATGTTCCAATTTGTACAGGCACTATACTCGGGTCAGTTAAAGCCGCTTCGTATGATTTCAAGTCATAAATATTTAAAACCTTATCACTAATTCTACGGTACACATATTTAACACCATTAATTGTAACCGGTTTGCCTTTCCATTCTATAGCCATTTTATTTGCTTGAACAGTTGTATCATTTTGTTGTTCTGAGAAATCAGGAACATATGAAAATTTATCGATTGATGGGTCACCAAAATTAACACATTTACCATTCGAATAAATGTAACAATCGAATGCGGATTCTTTAATAGCTTCTGTTAATTGGTTTGTTAAATTAGCTTTAATTTCAGAAATTTCGAATAAATATTGGTCGCTTGTCAAAGGAGTTTTAGGTGCTGATTTACTTAAATCCTTTCTCTTTAACTCAATAGCCTCATCTGATTTTAATTGGGCTTCACTAAAAACCATTAAATAAACAAATACTTCAACTGTTTGTAGTGCAGGTGGTAAATCTTTATGACTGCAAATACGTCTAGCACGACCAATGACTTGTTCTGAACGAACTGGATGCCAATAAGGGTCCATTAAGTGAACATAACGTGTATTACGCAAGTTAATACCTTCAGAACCAGACGATGTGATCATGAAAACTTTAATAACCTCACCCATATTATTATTTCTATATTTGGATTTAAGAACTGAGCCAATACTATCGGGGATATCATCCCATTCTCCGTTATAAATTTTACGCACGATTTCTTTTTCTTCAACTGTTTCTGTTCCAGTATATAAAGCATAAGTTGGTTTGCCTTCATCTGCTAGAGGAATATTTATTTCCCATAAACCAAGTGTGTTTTTTTTGATTTTAAATTGTGTAAACCCATTTTTATTTAAAACAAGTGTAAATAAACCAATACCTTCTGCGGTTCTAAATTGACTATAAACTAAATGTAACCCTTGATATTCGGGGTCTTGTATATTTTCAAGAATATGTAAAAATTTAGGACTATATATTTGAAGAGCTTCAGGGGTGAAAAAGTCATTAGAATGTTGTTCCATATCTTTTAATTTATTTTGTAGACGTTCCATATATGTAGTTCCGCCGATATCTTGTAATACTTCATCACCTTCAATTTCACCTTCACGTTCGTCTTCAACATCTTGTTTAGATTCAACCTTTTTTCCTTGTTTTAATACGGATACAATATCGGTGTCGTCTTCCACCGCTTCCTTTTCCTCATCTTCTTTTTCCTTCTTCTTCCTTAAAGGAATGGGTCTATCTGGAATAATAAAATTACAAAATAAACGAGAAAAAATACGATAAGTCGATGATTTATCTTCATAATCTTCCGCCATGGCTTGTTTCGGTTTCTTTTTCTCCAATTTACGCTCTTCAACACGAGCGGCCTCATAAATTTTAAATTGTGTATCACTCATTGGAATACGGATAATATGATAATCTACACCTAGCTGTTTGTTAAATCTTGGTAGTAAATTTTCTTGAGCACTTCTAAAATAAGATGATAATCCTAAAATTCTACGTTTAAGAGCATCGGTATTCTTAAGTTTGCGTTGTGTTTCATCTACATATCTAGCAACAAATTCATCAAACGTATCAGGCAATGCTTTTCTGTATTTAATTTCAATTCCATCAGGAATAACATCAATATCATTTCTTCTAAGAATAGCTATCAGTTTTCTCTCGAAATCATCATCGGAAATAAATTCAGTATCAAATTCAGTTACGCCACTTTCTGAACGCTTATTATTTGAAACACCTTGATAACCAGAATCTTTTTTAATTTTATTTTTAAATCCAAATGGGTTTCTAGTAATGGTTAGCATCTTACTAGACGGTGAATAATCCAAATAATCTAATGTCTTCTCTCCAAGTAAGGTTTCTTGAAGTGACTGCTTGTCGATTTTTTTGCTAGTATTAATAACCAACGGTATTTTCCATGTCTTGATATATCCTCTTAAAATATTGAAAAGAATTCCGAATTCATTTGGATAGTTAATAACTGGTGTGCCAGAAAGTAATATGATTCTTGTATTTTTTGCACTTAAAAGCATCTCGTATAATTTTGTAGCCAAATTAAGCGGTAAACGTTCTTTTTCTCCGCGTTTGGTCTCAGAGATTGGTTTTTCTTTCTTTAATTTGTTAACAATTCTGCTAATAAAATTGTGCGCTTCATCGATTATAACAACGCTATTATCAAAAATATTCTTAGTGTACCCACTAGTCATTTCTCCTAGGCGTTTCTCACGTAAACCATTATAATTTATAAACTGATATTTTTGTTTTATCATTTCATTTAATTGTTCTTCCAAAACTTGTTTGTTTGTATCACTTAATTCATCATAATTTGATTGCTTTTTAATATTAACAAAAAATGCACCTCCATGTTTGCGTATATATTCCTGAGGCAAATTTAAGACAGCCGACATTGTTGTTAATGATTCTGGGTTTTGCTCGATAGAAATCCATTCCCAGAACTGATTTTTTTTATATAATAAGTCACCACATTTTTTCAATTCACCAACATAGTTTGCACGTAAAGAAGCTGGTGTCATGATAATTACACTCTTAGAGTCTTTCATTCCCTCAGCAATAGCAATACTAGTGCAAGTCTTACCCGACCCTAAGCCATGATATAAAAGCAGACCACGATATGGTGTGTATAAATTCATATAATCTCTAACTATCTTTTGATGTGTTAATAGAGAGAAATCAGAAGATGTTTTGCCGATTGTATCACATGAAATACTTTCCTTATTCTCTGCTAATTCTCTCTTATATGGTTCAAAAAGAGAATTAATAAAATTTACAAAAATCTCTCTATTATTCATTATATAACTTCCAACTTTTATATTAACAGGAGGTGTTCTCCTAGGTAAACGGTTTGTTATTTCAGTGTCACCCATTTCGACAACCACTTCTGGTCCTAATTTAGCGATACCTTTTTCAGGTTTTTCTGTTTTTCTTTTCTTTTCTTTTGGAGGAATAACAGGTATAACTTCTTGTTCTTCTTCTTTAAATTCAACCTTCTTTTTTGGTTTTAAAACAAATTCTTCCTCTTGTTCTTCAGGTCTACCTTCTTCTTTCATTACTTCTTCTTCATCTTCAATAATTAATGGTTTCTTAATTTCTATTTTTTTAGCTTTTTTAACAACAAGAGGAGCAGGTGCAACAGGTTCAACTATTTTTTGTTCTATTTCAACAATAGGTTTGATTGTCACTTTGGTTTTTTTACTTTCTGCTAATTTTTTCAATAAGGTTTGTCTATCGTAACCGACATCTGTTTTATCGACAATTACAGGGCGGCCTTTAACTTCTTGTATTTGTTCTTCTTCTGCAACGGGTTCTTCATCTGCAACCGGTTCTTCTTCTGCAACCTCTTCTTCTAGTTCCTCATCAACAATTTTTTCTGTTTTCTTTTTTTCAATTGGAGCCATTAATCTTCTAGGTTTTTTCTCTCCTTTTATAACAACAGCAACTCTTTCTCTTTCTTGGATATTTGGTTTTACCATTAATTGTTGTTTTAGTTGTTCTAAATGATTCATCGCTTATATAATTTAAATATATAAATTTTTATAATTTTACATATCAAATAATAAAAGTATTTTAATATTATATGGAGGTATTCTACAATCGAAATATATTAAAAGACAACCAATTTTTAAGTGTATCTGAAACTCAAGTGGAGCCTTATATTAAATTAAATGTTGAACCTAATAAATTATACACATTAGTTCTTTACGACCCTGATGCTATAAGTGGAACTTATATTCATTGGATAAAAGCGAATATTACTAATAATAATATGAAAACTGGTAATATTATAATTCCATATAAAGGTCCTGCTCCTCCGCCGAAAACTGGGAAACATCGTTATATTTTTAATTTGTATGAACAAAATGGAGAGAATAAAATGAGACCACTTGAAGAAAAAGTAATTGAATTAAATGAACTAGAAAATAAATTAGGAGTTACTTGTCCCATGCATAAAATTCAATTTATAAGTGAAAATATTAATGGTGGTAATGAAAGCGGTGTAAAAAGAAGAAGAATAAATATAAAAACAAGAAGACATAAAAATGGACGAAGAAAAATGAAAACAAGAAGAAATATTAATTTGAAAAAAAAGACAATAAAAAATATGAAAACAAAAATAAAATATTAAATTTCCTTCTCATCACTATTAAATTGTGTATCAATCGTTTTAATAGCTTCGTTACATGCTATTTGTTCAGCCTTTCTCTTAATTTTATGCTGTCCTTCTCCCATATAAATAAGAACCTTGGTATTTTGTTCTACATAATCATGAATTGATTTAAAATTCTTAAAAAATGTAATATCGACCGAGTCTGCATGAGTTAAATGGAAAATAGGTTGACCTAAACACAAATATACTCCCATTTTATACCCAAGCTCGGGGTCGTGTTCCATCTCTAAATAATGTGGTGTGACCTTAAACTCTTTCTGTATTTTAACTTGTAAAATGTTCTTATAATTGTCGTCATTTTGAATAAGTGCAACCCAGTCAATATGCGTCTCAAAAATACGGTTGATAAATTTCTTAGCCATTTTGAAGCCAGGGCTTTCGTCGTCGGATGTATCTTCGGATTGTGTACTATGTGTTTCAAAATTAAGGAACAATGCGCCAATAAATGACTCGAATAAACAGCCAAGTTTCTTTAGATTAGTCCTGATTTTCTTTTCTTCTGCATGTTTGGAAATAATGAGCCATTTATGCAGTCCCATTTCTAATGCTATTTTTCCGATTGCCTCATTCTTTACAATGGCGATTTTCTTTTCTGTCATAAATCCTTCATTCTCTTTAGGAAATCGTTTATATAAATACAATTTGGTTACGCACTCTAAAACGCCATCACCTAAGAACTCCAATCTTTCGTTAGATTTACTGCTGAGAGGAAGACAATCTGGTGGTCGTTCAACAATAGTAATATTTTGTTCTGCATTTTCATAATGAGGTCGTTTCGTATAAGAACGATGTACAAATGCACGCTGGTATAACTCTAATTTACGGACGGTCGGAGGTAAACCATATTTGGAAAGAATAGATTGAACTTCGCTCAATGTAATCTTAACATTTAGAGGATTATAAGGATTAAATACTAATCCGTCCTCTGTTTTAATTAAATCGTCGTCGTGTGCTTGTTTGATTTCGGACATTTATATATATATATATAAGCGTTTTAGCTTTAAGTTTGTTTAAAAATTGAATAATTTATATGGAAAACAATTTAGAGATATATGGTATATAATGAGTATGGAAGAATGGTGTGTCATCGAAGACTTTCCTAATTATAGTGTAAGTAATTTAGGGAATGTTAAGAACAATATAACTAATAAATTAATGAAATTGACTTTAAAAGGTGGATATTATCACCTTTCATTAATTAATGATGAATGTAAGAAAAGTTTTAAAGTTCATAGATTAGTTGCTTTAGCATTTATTGACAATCCTGAAAATAAAAAAACTGTTAATCATAAAAATAAAAATAAACTGGATAATTCAATTGAAAATTTGGAATGGGCAAGTATGAAAGAACAAGCACAACACAAATCAATTGGATTAATATATAAATCCAATAAAAATAAACCGATTTATCGGTTAGATAAAATATCTGGTGAAATTTTACAAAAATATAATTCAATTGAAGAAGCTGGAGAATGGAGTGCTAAAAATAAGTTAACAAGTAATTCTCATAATGGCAGAAATGCTATTGGAAATTGCATAAATGGACTATCCAATTCTGCATACGGTTTTAGATGGAAATATGAAGAAAATGAAAGTAAAATAAATGAAGAATGGAGAGAAATTAATTTACAAAAATTATTTGAAACTGAAACAGATTTCGACAAAAAATATTATGTTTCAAATTTAGGAAGATTTAAAAATAGTTGTGGGACGATAATGGAAAATTATAAAGTTAATGAAAATGGTTATATTCGTGTTTATATATATATAAAAACATTTGCTTTACATAGATTAGTAGCGTTGTCATTTTTAGAAAATCCAGAAAATAAAAAAACAGTAAATCATAAAGATGGCAATAAATTAAATAATTGTGTTGATAATTTAGAATTTGCAACAAATAAAGAACAAAAAATACATAAATATCAGAATGGTTTAGCAAATAATTTTACAAGAAAAATCGTTCAATATGATTTAGAATTCAACAAAATTAAAGAATTTAATTCAATAGTGGAAGCATCTAAAGAACTAAATATTGGAAAGGCAGGAATAAATGCTACATGTCTTTACAAACAAAAACAATCTGGTGGATATATATTTAGATATATAGAAGACGTTTCATTTGATAAATCAGAAAAAGTTATTATCAATAAAAATAGAGGAAGAAATGTAGGACAATATGATTTAGATATGAAATTACTTAAAATACATAATTCGATAGCTGACGCATCTAGAAATCTGAATATTCATAAAAATAATATATGGGCTGTTATTAAAAATAATAAAAAAACTTCTGGAGGATTTATCTGGAAATATTTAGATTAAATTAAGGTTTATAAAAAATATAATATTATTGTAATTTATAAAATGGTACTGATGAACGCGTCACGCAATGCCCGAAATTCTGCATCTATTATTAATCGTCCGACTTGCGGAGGCAACAAAAAAGCTGGAACCGCACCACGTGTTGGTTTCTTTTTGTCTAACAATCCTATGTTGATTGGAGCACCTCAAAATGTTCCTCAATATAGTTTCTGTGTCTCTACTCCAAATTGGCCTATATCCACAACAATCCAAACCCAAAAGTACGGTTACCGTGCTACAATTGGTGGAAACCGTTAATAAGTTTTTTCCTCTATATCATATTTATTATTTTAGATATATTATTTTCAAATAATAAATTATTAAAAAAACGATTTAATAACAACTGATTAAATTATTTAATAACTAATGATCATCAAGGTCGATACTAGAGAAGCCGCCCTTTTACAGCAAATAAATTACCAAGTTACTGTTATTCCTGTTTTCAAATCAATAAAAGTTTTAAGTGAAACATTACCTATTGGTGACATTATTATAAACGATGAAACAGAGGATAAAATTATTATCGAGAGAAAATCAGTTTCTGACCTTTTATCAAGTATTAAGGATGGACGATATGAAGAACAATCTTACCGCTTAAATGGTCTCAATCATCATAACCACAACATTGTTTATCTTATTGAAGGAGATGTTAACAAAATAAATCGTTTTAAACCGGATAATCAGGTTGAAAAACTAACGCTTTATTCAGCAATGTTTTCATTGAACTATTATAAAGGATTTTCAGTGTTTAGAAGTTTCTCTCTAGATGAGACTGCCAATATCATCTGTAATATGGCTTACAAAATGGGCAAAGATTTATCTAAGAAACCTTATTATGAAAATAAAATACCAGTAGAAATGCCGATAAATGTATCTGGAGGAGATCTCGCGACAGATGCAGCAACCGATGATTCTGAACAAGCTGCTCCGACCACAGAAAAAGATTATGTCTGTGTAGTTAAAAAGGTGAAGAAAGATAACATTACACCAGATAATATTGGAGAGATTATGTTATGTCAGATTCCAGGTATTAGCTCGGTTACAGCATTAGCAGTTATGGAAAAATATAAAAATATTTCTAATCTTATTAAAGAAATTGAGGCAAATAATGATTCGATGAAAGATTTATCATATACAAATACAAAAGGACAAGTGAGAAAAATTAATAAAACATGTATTGCAAATATAGTAAAATTTTTATTGAAAAAATAAAAATATAATATATGAAAGAGTTTTACAACTTGTTAATATTTGTTGCAATTTGTTTTGTAGTTTATTTAGTATTTAGAACTTTTCAATATAATCCAATGTTAATAGAAGGTATGACTGATGCTTCAGGTAATGAAAATACAATTACCTCTTCTGAAAATGGACTAGCCGGAAATGCAGCTACATATGCGGCTTCCTTAAAAGCAGATACAATTAGGGCATTAGATACCTTATTAATTAGCAAATATCGTGGGGATTATGAGTCAGCAATATTAAATTTAGACGATACAATAAATGTTTTAATGCTTCAAACTGCTTTAACATTTGACAAATCAAATCCACAGAATTCAGTCGAAAAATTATCTAAAATGCAGCAAGCAAAAGTAGCATTAAATTCAGTAATGAAATTTGTGGATACTCAATAAAAATTTAATAAAATAATTATTAAGATTTAATTATTTTATAATTTTATAATTTTATAAATTTTAAATTTTATTCTTTAAGATATATTAATCTTCACTTCATTGTCTTTATAATATCCACGGTCAACTAGACTTTGAGTATATTCTGCTCCTCCCCAATTAGAATCCATTGGATTAGGACTTATTGGCGCTTTTTCTTGTGCAACATCCATCATATCAAGAGGAGTTGTGGTTCCTATATAATACGATGATTGGTCGTAAGCAGGATAAGATGTTTTATTATATGGTGGGTCATTTCTTGTTGCGTCTACTAAAAGCGTTGGGTTTGGATATGCTAAAGCATTCGGGTCTCCTAGCGAGCTTTCCATAATAGGAGGTTCTTGAGATGCAATACCTACAGGAGGATTAGAAGATGGTGGTAAAAATTCTAGTTGTTTATAACTTATAGGTCTTGCTTTATCTAGTTGATTATCTTGAATAGTAGATGGTGGTTGAACAGTAGATGGTGGTTGAACAGTAGATGGTGGTAAACCTGCTTGTGGTTCAGAAACACTGGGTCTTACTTTATATACTTGTTTTCCTTGAGCATCGTATGTAGATTGTAAATAAAGAACTGGACATCTTATCCCTTGACTTCGCTGCCAATCCAAAAACTCTGTATATTCTTCTAAATTATCAAATTGAATTGGATTAACACCTGGAACTTCTGCTAATTTTGAATTATATAAATAAAATTTAGAATTCTTTTGAATAAGTAAGTTAGGACATCGTGGTTTAAAGCCCTGATTGATGTAACCTTTACTATGTTTAGTGTTAGAATCTTTATTATCAGTATATTTTAGGTCAGCATATATTACATAAAAATATAGCCCAATTAAAAATACTAAAATTGTTAATAGAATTGTGAGTATCATTATATATTTATTGCAATATTATTTTCTACATATTTTATATAATGGTATATCTTGAAATAAATCGTAAAAATTATACTAGTGGATTAATCGACAAATTGAATAAATATTTATCTGATAGAGATGCAAAAGTTTTTATTTTGTTTTATATGGAAGGATGTGGTCCATGTAATGAAACAAGACCTGAGTGGTCTAAACTTAAAAACGTTCTCTCTAATGATTTTTTGAATAAAGAAAATATTGTTATTGTTTCAATAGATAAAGATTTGTATGGTAAACTTAAAAATGCGAATAAAGAGCCGAGAAGTTTTCCCACCATAAGATTTATGACTAATGCTGGAGAGAAAATGCAAACCTACGAAGATTCTGAAGTTTCAAATAAAGATAGAAAAATCGATTCATTTGTAGAATGGATAAAATTGAAAACTGGTGAGAACAATATAACTATGTCTGAAAAGAATGGTGGTTTTAAACCATTAGGAATTAAAAAATTGACTCATAAAAAAATATCAAAATCAGGCAAGAAAACAAGAAAATTAGTAGGGGGTAAGTGGTCGGCTAAATATAAACGTAGTATTAATTGCAATAGACCAAAGGGTTTCTCTCAAAGACAATATTGCAAGTATGGACGTAAAAAATAAATATTTATATAATATATGTTCCAATATATTATAGAATTAGTATTTGGTTTATTGTCAGGTGTTTTAATGGGAATTACAGGTATACCTGGTTTACCATTATTAATATTGATATTTGATTATTTTAAAATATCTGAATATAAAAAACTTTTAGGAGCTATTTTATTCGTTAATTTATTTCCAATATCAATCGGTTCTGTATGGGAATTTTATAAAAATAAGCAAATCGATTTTACAATGGGATGGATTGTATTGTTATCAACTATCATAGGTGGTTTTATTGGTTCAAAATTAGTTGTAGATGATAAAAATAAGCTCAGCCATAAATCTATTAAATATATATCTGGCATATTCGCTATTTTTACTGGTATATTATTTTTTATTTCTGCACAATATGAAAAAAACTAATACTTATTTATTATTTATTATTTATTATTTATTATTTAGAAAAGTTTTCCTTTGAATATCCAATTACGGCACAAGCTATTCGCTTTCCTGCATTTCCAGTCTTTAAACTTTCAGCATTACCTCCTTTTCCACAATCATCTTCATCTTCATGAATAATTAGTCCTCTACCAATAATATTAGACTTTGTTCCTCTAAGTTTTATTGTATCATCATAAAATGAATATTTTGCTTCACCTTTCAAATTGGTTTTAATATTACCTAAATCTCCAACATGTCGTTCTGACATACCTGGACAGCCATGTGTTTTCCCATAAGGATTAAAATGAGCGCACATGCTAGTACATTTATCAGTCAAATCTCCCGCTTCATGAACGTGAAAACCATGAAGACTATTAGGTTTTAGTCCTGACAAATTTAAATCTATAACAACGACATTCTTATTTAAATCTTCTGTGAATTTTACAGTTCCTTTTATAGTATCGTTAAATACAGCTATAGCATAAATAGGTTTGTTATTCATTATATTATATAAATAGAATACTAAAATTAATAAAAAAATAAACGCAATAATATAAATATTATATTTTTTCATATATTATATTTATTTATAATTTAAATAAAATTGATTTTTTTAAACAAAATAAACACAAATTAACAATAAAGAATAAAATGGAACATATCTTCAGAGTTTTCGATTACAATGTTTATAATGCATATGACTCGTTAAGAGACGATGATGAAGATAATACTTATAAAGATACTAATGCATTCATTATTCAAATGTTTGGTGTAGATGAAACAGGTAAAACGTATTCAGTAACGGTTGAAGGGTTTAAACCATTCTTCTATGTGATGGTTAATGACAAATGGAGTATTGAAATGAAAGAACAATTTATTGGACATTTAAGAGAAAAAATGGGCAAATTTTATTCAACATCAATTACCGAGTCAAAAATTATTAAAAGAAGAAAATTATATGGTTTTGACAATAAAAAAGAACATAAATTTATATTCATTGAATTCGCAAATCTAAACGCATTCAATAAAGCAAAGAATTTTTGGTATTCTGATTACAGTTCTGGACATCAATTATTGAAAGATGGTTACCAATATTTTAATACAAATATTATGTTGTATGAAGCAAATATTCCTCCATTGTTGCGTTTCTTTCATATTAAAGATATTAGTCCTTCAGGTTGGATTGCAATTCCAAAGAAAAAAGTTGCTGAAAAAAAGGGTGAACTCAAGACCGTAAATTGTGACTATGAATTTATTACAAACCTAAAAAATATTATACCTTTAAATGATAAGGAAACAAGAGTTCCTTATAAAATCATGAGTTTTGATATTGAAGCAAGCAGTAGTCATGGGGATTTTCCAGTTCCAATTAAAACTTATAAGAAATTAGCTACCAATATTGTGGAATATTTTGAAGATATTGGCATTGAAAAATTTAATAAAGATTCTATAAAAGACGTGCTTAGAAATATTATTCTTACTGCATTTGGTCATGAAAATATACAAGGAATTGATTTAGTTTATCCTAAACGAATACCAGATTCAAGAGAAGCTGTTATAGATTTATGTAATAAATGGCTCGAATGCAAAGTTAGAAGCTTAAAAAAAAGTCAAGAATTTAATCAGGCGAATTCACTGGAATCAATGTTTGAAAAAATGTCAAAAGAAATTGACCAAGAAAACGAAAATGAAGAAGCTGATGGTGAGAATGGAGAATCACTAGAATCATATGGTGGTAATAAAGTATTTAATTCCTTAAGGAACGTGAAAGAATATTCTGATAAACAAGCAACAATCATTGATGTTTTATTGGATAAAAAATATGAGAGGGAAGGAAAACTTAATGAATTAAATATTTCACTTATTTCAATATTTCCGAAGCTTGAAGGAGACAAGGTAACCTTTATTGGTTCTACGTTTATGAATTATGGTAACAAAGACCCATACTTCAATCATTGCATAGTATTAAATACATGTACTGAAATCCCAATGGAAAATTCAGCTGTAGAAACATACAGTTCAGAACGTGAAGTTTTACTCGCATGGCAACAATTGGTTCAAAGGGAAAACCCGGATATCATTATTGGTTATAACATATTTGGTTTTGATTATGAGTTTATGTTTAGAAGAGCAGAAGAAAATAATTGCGTCGAAGATTTCTTAAAGCTTGGAAGAAATAAAGAAGAAATATGTGGCACAAAAGATAAAGATACTGGGAAATGGAAGATTGAAGAGAGTAGTATTCAAATTGCAAGTGGGCAGCACGATTTAAGATTTATTAAGATGAATGGAAGACTTCAAGTTGATTTATACAATTTCTATAGAAGATCAGAAAATTTAACAAGTTACAAATTAGACTATGTTGCAGGTAATTTTATTGGTGATTTTGCAAAAAAAATACAACATAACGGTTCCTATTCTATTATTTCGACGAGCAATTTAACGGGTTTATTAGTCGGAAGTTATATACACATTGAGGAAATTGGACATTCGGTTGATTATTATGCGGATGGTGCTAAATATTTGGTTGTAGAAATCGATAAAACAAATTGCAAATTTACAATTGATGCTGTAATTAATCCTGACTTCAATAAAAAAGTAAGATGGTGTTTAGCTAAGGATGATGTTACACCAAAAGATATTTTTAGAATGACAAATGGGACGGCAGATGACCGTTCAATAATCGCAAAATACTGTATTCAGGATTGTAACTTAGTTCATTATCTATTTAATAAATCGGATATTTTAACTGGTTTTATTGAGATGGCAAAGATTAGCAGTGTTCCTATTAATTTCCTAGTAATGCGTGGACAGGGTATTAAGCTACAAAGTCTAATCGCAAATGAATGTCGTAAAATTCGCACATTAATTCCTGTTATCGAAAAAGGAGATGCCGATGAGGGATATGAAGGTGCAATAGTTTTACCTCCAAAATGTGATTTATATTTGGATAACCCAGTTGCGTGTAACGATTATGCTTCTTTATATCCGAGTTCAATGATAAGTGAAAATCTTTCACACGATAGTAAGGTCTGGACAAAGGAATTTGACTTAGCTGGAAATCTCATTGAAGAATGGGGATACAAAGATTCAAACGGAAATTTTATATATGATAATCTTCCAGAATATGAATATGTAGATGTGCAATATGATACTTACAGATATTTTAGAAAGCATCCGAAAGCTGCCGCTGAAAAAATTAGATGTGGATATAAAATTTGTAGGTTTGCTCAGTTTGCAGATGGTGAATCGGCTATTATGCCTGCAATTCTTAAGAAATTATTAAAAGCCAGAAAAGACACAAGAAAAATGATACCAAATCAGACAGATGAATTTATGAAACAAGTATTAGAGCAAAGACAGCTTGGTTATAAAGTAACAGCTAATTCGTTGTATGGTGGTTGTGGTGCCAAAACTAGTTCATTTTACGAAAAAGATATTGCTGCATGTACAACTGCAATGGGTCGTAAATTGTTGACTTATGGAAAGCGAATTATTGAAGAATGTTATAGTAATAAAATTTGTGAGACCAAATATGGTAAGGTTAAAACCAATGCAGAGTATATATATGGCGACACGGATAGTGTATTTTATACATTTAATTTACAAACACCAGATGGAAAGCCAATAAGAGGCAAAGATGCTCTTGAAATTACAATTGAATTAGCACAAGAAGCAGGTGAAATAGCCGCTAGTTTTCTTAAAGCTCCTCATGATTTTGAATATGAAAAAACATTTATGCCATTTTGTTTATTATCGAAGAAGAGATATGTAGGTATGCTCTATGAAACAGACCCGAATAAATGTAAACGCAAGGAAATGGGTATCGTATTAAAGCGAAGAGATAATGCTCCAATTGTTAAAGATGTATACGGAGGTATTATTGATATTTTAATGAAAAAACAAAGTATTCCAGATGCGGTTCAATTCTTAAGAAATTGTTTGCAAAATGTAGTAGATGAAAAATATCCCATTGAAAAATTAATTATAACGAAATCACTGCGCTCAGGTTATAAAAACCCCAAGTCCATCGCTCATAAAGTATTAGCAGATAGAATAACAGCAAGAGACCCTGGTAATAAACCTGGACCGGGTGATAGAATTCCATTTGCTTATATTGTTGTACCAGGTAAAAAAGTTTTACAAGGAGAAAAAATCGAGACGCCAACCTTTATTGCTGAAAATAAACTGAAAATTGACTATTCATTTTACATTACAAATCAAATTATGAAACCAGTTCAGCAATTATTTGCATTAGTTCTTGAAAAAATATGGGATATGCAATCTAAAAGAGGAGCATTACTTAAATATAAAAAAGAAGTACAGACTCTTAAAGATAAATATTTAGATGATGAAAATAAATTTGAAGAGAAGCTAGAAGATTTACGTTGTAAAGAAATTAAAGTATTGTTATTTGATGAATATTTACGCGAAACAAATAATGAAAAAGAAGGGAATCAAAGCTTAACAAAATTCTTCACAAAAATATAAGTATTGTAATTTTACATTATAAAATTAAAAATTATTAAATTAATAATTTTTTATTTTTTAACATTTGAACATTTACACTTTTAATAATTGCAAGCTTCCATTTTTATATAGGAAAAATTTAAATAATATATTTTCAACAATTGAAATTTGAATTGTGTCATTCATATATTACTATAAAATTTATTTATCCACGGAACCCTTTTTTAAACCCTTTGGGAACAATTTGTTGTTGGCTTTTTGTTCCAGTGCGTCATGGTTTTATTCTTTTTCTTTGACCAAATTCCTCTTGATTTTTTTGTATTGAATCATTATGTGAATAATGTTTATTATATTTATTTTTATTTGATGTATCGTGTTCTCCATCAAGAAAGTCTGCTAACCTTGCTGGACGAGAAAATGTTTGATTTTGTGTTGTTTCTTTTTCAGGCATCAACATAATAAATATGATAATCATTTTTTAAATTCTTTTAATTAATAATATTTAAGAAAAAATAAAAATGAGGAAATCCTCTTTTTTATTCATTGTTTGAATATCCAAAAATGTTCATTGGTTTAAAAGATTGACTTAGATAAAGACTGCTTAGATGTATTAGATTTCTTGGAGATCAAATCATTAAGCATAATTTGAATTTCATAAACAGTTGTTTCAAGATTATAAACACGGTGAGAAAGAACATCCATCTCATCTTGTTTATAAGAATCTTCATCTTCGTCTTCATCTTCGTCTTCATCTTCATCTTCGCTATCTACATAATCCTCATCATTTTTATCATCATCTACATCTGAATCATCTAGTTCAATATCATAATCGTAATTCATATTTAAGCTAGATGTCTTTTTAATTGGAGTATCAAGTTGCATTTGTGTATTCAAATTATTATAATTACTATATAATACGTTATAATCAGCAAATCCTTCCTGGTCTAACTTATACATAATAGCCTGCGGTGTTCTTTTATGCTTTGCAGCGATTTGTTCAATTGTCCAACCTAGTAGTTCAAATTCTCTTTGAAGAGATAAAATCTCATTAACAGTCCATTTAAATCCAACTCTATTCATTTTATCAATACTATAATACATGTATTGTCTTTAAATCATTTATAAAATATTATTTATGTTTCACGTGTCTGTTCAGTACCAGTAATCCATATCATAGAGTATATCCAAGCTCCAATAACTATCCACATATGGTTAATAATATTAGCGGCATTATATACAATCCATCGCAAACCTTGACAGTGTGGTGTTGTTATCATAAATGGTGACATAATAAAACCAACAACAGAATTAGGCACACAAAATTTAACATATAAATGGGCGGAAAAATAATGTAAACCAATCCATAATATGTAAACGCCTGATATTTTGAATAAAAATATTGTTGTTCTTAAAATAAAGGCAACGGTTTTATCGGTAAATTCATAAAAAGTATCGAAAATTTTAGACCTTGATATTCTATCTAACTCAGTGTCATTAGTTTCATTTATTTCTTCTGGACTAGGATGACCGATTATTTTTTCATGTTCTTTTTTATCCTGTTTAGAATATATTCTTCTCATAAATTAATTTTTATAATTAATAATAAATAATATCTTTATATAGTATTTATATATCAAATCATCTTGTATTTCGGGTTCTATTTAAGACATTAGTTAGAAATGTTGTCATTTCATCATTTGAAAAATTGTTATAATTTCCAGAGGTATCTAATAATCCAGTAATATAAAATAAATTTTCGAGAGAATTAAGTGAAGTGTTTTCACCATTTTCATTTATTAATCTATTTCTATCATTATTTCTCTCTAGATTATTATTCGAAGTATCTACAATTGGTGACAAATTATTATTAAAAAACTCTGACGGCGAACCTGTATTATAAGTTCGTATATCATATCTACACACAGGACATCGACAATTAGTTCTGAACCAATTCATCAATTGTTCAGGATAAAATGTATGACCACAGTGCCTAATTACCATCACCATATCGTTATCACTGAAATCCTCCATAGAAATAGGGCAAGCCGTATTAATTGGTCTAGAAATATCACAATACCTTACTCTTCTAGTAGCGGTTTCTATTTGCGAATGTGTTGGATAAATTTCAACGGGTTGCATAAAATTATTTAAAATCTGAGTGAATAATTCATTAGTAGAAGTCGTATTTCTTCTATTTCTTGGTACAATATATTCATTTATAGTGTCTATAACATAAGGTCTACTATTAATCATAACTCTATCGGTATTAGTTTCCCATCTTCTGTTAGTATTATTATTTCTTCTCGAATTATTACTCGAACTTTGATTTGAATTTAAAATCTGTGTCAATAAAATTCTGATTTGATTATTACTATCAAGTAGGCTATTCAAAGTCTCAGTTATAGAATTAATATGTCTAAGATTATCATTATACATAGTATTTAAAATATTTACCAATAAAAGTTGTTCATTACTTAATCTGTAAGTATTTGAATTCATAATAAATATATTATGAAATATGTTTAAATATATTATAATAATTAATATATTATTAAATGGATATAACTAAATATAAAAATAAAGGATTAAGTGGGCTAGCCAATTTAGGTAACACTTGCTTTATTAATTCGTGTATACAGATTTTATCTCACACTTATGAGCTAAATCATTTTCTGGAAAATGAATCATATAAAAATAAACTTAAAAACAAATATGATTCTGCTCTACTTATTGAATGGGATAATTTAAGACGTATTTTATGGAATGATAATTGCGTTGTCTCTCCAGGTAAATTTGTAAAGACTATTCAAAAAGTAGCGCAACTTAAAAAAATGGAAGTATTTACAGGATATTCACAAAATGATGTATCCGAGTTTTTATTATTCATTATAGACTGTTTCCATAATTCACTTTCGAGAGAAATTAAAATGACTATTTCAGGAACTCCAGAAGATGAAACAGATAATCTCGCTCTAAAATGTTTTAAAATGATTCAATCTACATATTCGAAAGATTATTCAGAAATATGGAATTTATTTTATGGTGTCCACGTATCGGAAATTACAAGACTTGACAATAATAAAATTTTGAGCCAAAATCCAGAACCTTTTTTTATGGTAGATTTACCGATTCCACCTAATAATAAATCTCCATCACTAATCGACTGTTTTGATTATTATATTGAAGGAGAAATTATTGAAAATTATAAAGACGAAGAAGCTAAAGAAATTGTAAATATTAAAAAACGCATTTTATTTTGGTCATTTCCAAATATTTTGGCAATTGATTTAAAACGATTTAATAGTAGATTTCAAAAAAACCAAATACACGTATCATTTCCTCTCGTTAATCTTGATTTATCGTCTTATGTCATAGGTTATAAAAAGCATAATTATAAATATGAATTATATGGTGTTTGTAATCATAGTGGTGGGGTGATGGGTGGGCATTATACAGCATACGTTAAAAATGCAAATGGTAAGTGGTATCATTTTAACGATACATCTGTTTCTGAGGTTGGAATAAATGAAACAATTATCTCTCCAAAAGCATATGTGTTATTTTATAGAAAGATTAGTGTGTAAAATATAAATGTTTCATTTAAAAAATTTTAACTATTTATATATTATATGGAAGTAGTAAATACAAGATCAACAACTGACCCGGTTAATATGTATAATTATTTAAATAGTTATGTAATGAATCCAATTGTATTAGTTATTTTAATATTAATTATTGTAGCATACTATGCGTTTTCATCATCTTTAGGACCAGGTAATTTAGGAACAACTGAAGATTATAATGAAGGGGGTAGTATTTTTGGAGTTATTATCATTATAATTTTAGTATTTTTAATTTTGGTTAATGCTTTTCAATACTTTTTCAGCATCAACGTAACAGCATATATTCAAGGATTATTCACACCAAAAACTAGTGTCGATATAGTCGTCGACCAAAGTACTTATAAACCTGCACCAATTCGAGGACCTAAATTTAAAAAACAAGTATTCAATATTCCGGGAAATTATTATACATATGATGATGCAAAAGCAGTATGTTCTGCATACGGTGCCGAGTTAGCAAATTATAATCAACTCGAACAAGCTTATAATAATGGTGCAGAATGGTGTAACTATGGTTGGTCAGCAAATCAATTAGCATTATTCCCAACGCAAAAGAAAACTTATGATACTCTTCAAACTATACCTGGTCATAAAAACGATTGTGGTAGACCAGGAATAAATGGCGGTCATATCGCTAATCCAAATGTAAAATTCGGTGTAAATTGTTATGGATATAAACCAAAAATGAGAAGTGACGAAGAAGAATTAATGAAAACAGCAAAACCTTATCCAGAAACATCTCAAGATATAGCTTTCCAAAAGAAAGTAGATGCAATGAAAAATAATTTGGACCAAATATTAATATCTCCATTTAATCGTGAAAGATGGGGGTCTATATAATTTCAAGTGAATGTTTATCAATGAACTGAATTATAATTATTCAATATCTTCATAATCTAAAATTTGTCTTGGTGTATATGTATAATCATTATATTGTCTGTATTTACTTTTCATTATTACAAAATAAAAATCAATAAATACAAATAAAAATATGAATAGTAAACAAATTTTTGTCAATGTTAACGTAATTTTTTTTATATAAGTATAAATAATTATTCCCCATGGGATATAATTGTAAATAATAACTGTCGCTGTATTATTTTCAATTACTTTTATTCTACATATTGGACAAGTTTTATTTTTATAGAACCAAATTTTTAAACATTGAATATGGACTGAACCATTACAGACACACTGATTTAAATATAATGATTGATTGTTTAAATTAATTGGTGTAATACCATCCTCATTTTTAAATTCAAAACATATGAAACATTCATTAACAGTTTCAAATGTAGATATGGGTAAGTTATTGTCATAATGTTCACAAACTCTAAAAAAAATCATACTTATATTACAGTAATACTATAATATAAATAAATAATTTTATATTCTTTTTTTAGTACCCCCTTTTTTAGTTACAGATTTTTTTAATTTTCTTGTCATTCTTTTTTTAGTAGGTTTTGATATTGCATTATGTTGTTTAACAAGGTCAAGTAGTTTTTCGTGTAAATCGTCATGTACTACTTCATCATCTTCACTACCAGTATCATCATCATGTTTAACTTCCTTATATTTACTACCACCAAGGATTCGATTATTATACGATAATACCCAATTTGGCACTACTAAATCATTAAATAAGTCAGAAACTTTATTACCACCAATCATTGAATCAGGACTATTCAATGTCATGATAGGAGACATATTTGATTTCATCATAATCGAGTTAACAGAAAATCCACCAGAATGTATTCCTTTATTAATATCATTATTAAACACTAATTCATCTGCTCCAATATAATCTAATTCACTCATATAAATTGTCTATATAAATTAATTGGAAGAAAAGCGCTTTATTTCAGGAACTACTTTGACTATACGTTTTTGTTTGATATGCTCCATGATGAGCTGAACTTGTGACTCATTTTTTATAATCTCTCCAAGTGTTTTCTCTAAATATTTAAAAGTTAATGGTTCCGGAACTTTTGTGTCTACAAATTTGAGTTTATCATTGTTCAGATTAAATGTCTTATTTGACATATTATTAGTTTTTGCATAAGTAGTTAAGTTAGTTTCGAGAGAATTTCGTTGTTCTCTTAATTGCTTTACTTGTTCATTAAGTTTTTTAAGTTGATTATCTAGCTGAACCCATTGCTGAATTTTGTTTTCAAAACTCATAATTAATATTAGGTATATAAATATTTTTAAATTATAATTTAAATATAAAAATATCTGGTTTAATGTTTACGATGTCTACGAGTATGTCTCTTTCCACCTCTCTTACGTCTATAAGTTTGTTGATTGCTGAGATATGGAAATGGGAACACTGGTTGATTAAGAGCTTCGGCAAGATTTGTTAAAGGTTCTGCAGAAAACCCATTTCGTTTAACCCCACCTGCAAATCTTTTATGTTTACCTCCAGATTGAGCAGCTGATAATTGTGCAGGTGTTGGTATTCTAGTAGCTGGAGTAATGTTTTGACCTTGTGCACCAATTATTACATTTCCTGGCACATTAGCATACTCTGGACCAAAAACTCTATTGTATTGAGCATTTACAGGACCATTTACCTCCATTCCCCAACTTGAGGTAGAGCCACCACCTCTCATTTTACGACTTCTACTTCTATGTCTACGACTATGTCTACGACTATGTCTTGCCATTATATAGTTTAATGAGAATAAAATTTATTGATTCGCCTAAAAATCTTCCGCAAAAATTTAAAAGATTTTATCCACAAGTTGTTTATTCCTTATAATCAAAATTAACATAATTAAAATAGCCAATATCATTATAAAAATCAAAAATACCAACGACATTATGATATAAATGTACGGATTTATCTCATATAAAATAAAATCTATAACGGGTTTTAATAACATTTTAAATTCATTTTTGATATCCTCTCTCTTTAAAATATCTAAACATTGTTGCACAATTGAATCTTTCATATAAAAAAATTTATAAAATAATTTTGCGTGTTAAAAGTAATTAAATTTTCTATATTTTCAGTAATATGGACAACATAATCGAACCAAATAATTCATTTGATTTTTCGAAGATTTCTTTAGCACACCCAGTCGGAATACAAGGCGGTGCTTATTTTACTAAAATAGAACATAATAGCAAACCATTATACATACAAACTTCAAAAAGTTTAACTAGACAAGGTTTTGTTAAAACTGGCAAAAAATATTATTGCGACTTAATGTTTGATAAAAACTCTGAAACAATGATTCATTGGTTTGAGAATTTAGAAGAAAAATGCCATAAGCTTATTTACGAGAAAAAAGATGCTTGGTTTCAAGGAAATTTAGAAGAACCTGATATTGAAACAGCTTTCAATCCACTCATTCGTGTTTACAAATCAGGTAAGTATTATTTATTGCGAACAAATGTTAAAAATACAAAAGACGATATTCCAGCTGTAAAAATATATAATGAGAAAGAATTTCCTTTATCAATAACGGATATTACATATGAAACCGAGATTATGTGTATTTTAGATATACAAGGTATTAAATTTACAACAAGAAATTTTCAAATTGAAATAGAGCTTAAACAAGTTATGGCTCTTGACAATGAACCCATATTTGACAATTGTTTAATTAAAACTAAGAAACCTGATTTGAAACATTTAGAACAACCTATTTTCAACGAGCAACCTCAAGTTTTTATGAATAATTTAGAATCAAAAAATAATTTAGATGATGAATTAAAAGTAGAAGAACCTATTGTTCAAAAAGAGATTATTCAAGAATCTATTCATAAACAAGAAGAACCAGTTATTGAGGAAGAAATAAACACAGATACTTTAGAAGAAATGGAACCACTTGATTTATTACAGCCAGAGGCACCCAAATCGAATGAAAATATTAGTTTAAATATTGAATTTGAGGATTTAGCTGAAGATGTTGAGGAAAATAATGATGTTCTTAAGGAAATTAGCAATGATGATTTACATTTAGAGAAAACTGATTTAACAATGACATTGAAAAAACCAAATCAGGTTTATTTTGAATTATATAAGGAAGCGAGAAATAAGGCGAAGGAAGCAAAAAAGAATGCGATTTTAGCTTATTTAGAGGCAAAGAATATTAAGAAAACTTATATGATTGAGAATATGAATGATAGTGATAGTGATTTTGATGCCGAAATTGATGAAGCTTCAGAAAGTGAATTAGAAGGACTTTAAGAAAGTTTTAGGATAATTTAAAAAAAATTATTTTATTAGCATTTTTATATAATGAGTGTCTCTTTAAAGAAACTATGGAATGACTACGGAATTGGAGCTATTATTATTTTATTAATTGTAGCCTATGGTGTTTATATGTTTGCTGGTTATTTAGGTGCTAAGGGTATGCCAGGACCTGAATCCAATGCTCAAATGCAACAACAATACAAAAATACTAATTCGGAATATTCTGCTGCTGTACGCCCTTCTGACCCGAATGGAAATGAAGTATTTGCTGCTGCTAATGGTGTTCAAACTTCTACACCTGGTATTCCTTCTTCTTGCTCTAAGTCTGGTGTTGAAAATCCTGCCGAACTTTTGCCTAAGGATACTAACTCACAATGGGCTCAATTAAACCCTTCTGGTAAGGGCGAACTTGCTAATATCAATTTGTTGAAGGCTGGCTACCACATTGGTATCGATACTATCGGTCAAACTTTGAGAAATGCTAACCTCCAAATTAGATCAGAGCCACCTAATCCACAACTTTCAGTGGGACCCTGGAACCAGAGTACAATTGAACCAGATTTTCAACGTGTACCTTTGGAGATTGGGTCTGGTCCTCAATAATTTTTTACAAAAAACTAAAAATTATGGTGTCATCAGTATCAACTAACTAATATCAAAATCTTTATATTCATTATTTTTACACATATAAATATTTTGAGCTCTATTCTCATTTGTAATTTTTTCTATATTATAAATTATTTCTTCTAACCAATTATATTTATTTTTAAAGATATCTTCCTGTAGTATTCTAATAATACTGAACCCATTTTCATTAGCACATTTCATTTTATATAAATCTCTTTTTCTATTATGCTCAGGTGTCTTCCATTTAGCAACTTGTTTAAAGTGAGCAATCCCATCAACTTCTATAATAACTTTTCCCTCTTCAATCACAAAATCAAATGGTAAATGTTTTTTATCTTTACACCAATCCACTTTAAATTGTCTTTGTAATGAGGGATAGTTATCTTTTAATTTATCATAAACGATATCTTCTGTTTTATATCTACAATTCGGACACCAAGAACCATCTGTTATATGAGATAATTTACTTTTAAATTCGTTCCCACATTTATCACAATCAAATATGAATATTTCGGTAGTGCTTTTAAAAACTTCATTAGGTTTCTTTTTATTTTTTGACGACCAATTCTTTCTTCTCTCTATTGAAGCAAATGATTTATTCTGACAAGTAAGGCAATTTTTGTCTGAAGAACACATTACTCTGTTAGCACAATATGGACACCAAGAATTTTTTGAAGTAATATCTGATAAACATGATTGAAATTCATGTTCGCATTTGTCACAATCAAACCAATATTTTTTATGTGAATTTTTTAAAACTTCATATGGTGTTTCTTCATTTTTATTTGACCAACTATTACTTCTCTCTACAGAAGCAAAACATTTATCAAAACATATTTTACAATTTTTATTTGGCTCACATAGTTTCTTATTACAACAATATGGACACCATCTTCCGATATTTACATTATTTAGTTGAATATCAAACGGATGTCCGCATTCGCCACAATCAAACCAGAATTTCTTATGTGAATTCAATGCTACCTCATTCGGCTTTAACGTATTTTTAACCGACCAAAATTTTGACTTCGGATGACTATCAAATTTCGCCATTATTTATTCGTTATATAACAATAAATAATTTTAAATCAATTTTAAATTTTTACACATTATATAACTTTATTCTTTACATATTTTATAATGAGAACAAAGAAATGGAACATTAATAAGCGTTCGAATACACGTAAAAAAAGGGGAGGAGCTAGATTTTCTCCAACCACTAAACAAGAGTTGCAAGAAGCAGTTGAGTATTATTGCGAAGATAATAAAGCAGGAAAAGAACGATATGGAGATATAGGAACTTGGGATGTTTCAAGAATCACTGATATGTCACAATTGTTTAATTCTAAAAGGAATTTTGATGAAGATATTAGCCGTTGGAATGTCAGTAATGTAACTGATATGAATAGTATGTTTTTAAATGCACGTTCATTTAATCAACCACTTAATAATTGGAATGTCAGTAATGTGACAAATATGTCAAATATGTTTTTTAATGCACGTTCATTTAATCAACCACTTCATAATTGGAATGTAGGTAATGTGACAAATATGTCAAATATGTTTATGGATGCTAGGTCATTTAACCAACCACTTGATAATTGGAATGTCGGTAATGTGACAAATATGTCAGGTATGTTTTTTAGTGCACGTTCATTTAACCAACCACTTAATAATTGGAATGTAGGTAATGCGACAAATATAGATAATATGTTCGAACTTGCACATGCATATACTTATGGACCACTGCGAGCAGCTCCACAACGTGAAGGTAGAGCGTATGAAGTTCATAATGCGTTTGATAATATTAATTTTGACCTCTTATTTAATACTATAACTGAAGGGGTTGATATTAGAACTTTAACAAATACTATAACTCCAACTGGTTTCTATGATTGGTTGAATACCAAATTATCTGATAATAATATTTTTAACCAGACGGAAGAAGAAACACGTCATTTGAAAAACAATCTTATGGCAATTCGTAATAAATTGATAGAAATGAATTTTACAGGCTCTCTTGGTAATAATTCTTTTAAAAAATTTGTAGAAGCTATTATGGCATTCGTTGACGCTCAACCTAATGAATTTATTAGAAATTATATTCACTCATATATTAAAGATAATATTGGTGCTTATGGTGATAATTACGACAATAATTCAACAGAACCAAATTATCACACTTCATCTTGTTCACACGGAATGAATGAACGTATAATTTTAAATTTACGATCTGGTGGTGTGGGTTTAGACAATCCGAAATATATAAAAATAGCAAAAATTATTGGTAGGGAAACCATTGTAGATGATAATTGTGAAACTAATACGAGAGAAATAAGTAATGAAATGATAGCACATTTTACATCAATGTGTTTAAATAATCCAGAAATTAACATAAAACAGCAACTATTAACTGTAACTGATATGGATACAAGAAGTGATATGATAGCAATGTGTATATTGAGAAAACTAGCTGATGAAGGACATATAGCTCGTCCAGAAGTTGATAACTTAGAAAATTTCGACCAAACCTTAGTAACTCGTATCCGAAATTATTTGAGAGGAGAAGGAGTTAGAGAGATGTATGAAGATGATTATTTAACAGGAGGAAAACGAAGAAGTATGAGAAGAAAAACACGCAAAACAAATAGAAAAGCCAATAGCAAAACAAAAAGGAGACGTTAAGTTAAAACCACTCCGTTTATGAAATACCGAATTTTTCTAAAAACATATCTAAAGATAACGGATACCACATCATAAAATTATCTTTATTATACTTATCTAATGTGCTACTGCATTCAGTATAAATTTGAAAAGATATATTATTTTTATCATTTAAGTTAGTATAAAATAAAAATGCTTCTCTCATTTGTTCGTGGCTCATTATTTCATCATATTTTTCTTCAAATAACATATTACTAATATCATCATCATTAAAGTTATACATTCTTATTCCAAAAATTCTACCACTATTGTAAATTCCCATTTTATTAAATGTATATT